GCGGCATTGTAGGTGCGAAAGCCTCAACGCCTGTAACATTAGCCCATCCAGGGTTGGCTGCAGCAAGAGCCTGCTCAACTGAGTCAAATCCAAGCGCGTTGGCTCCTGCCAAGGCACTACCACCCCCCATGTCACTTAGCTTGATAATAGCCTCAATAGGGTCAGAACTCTGTGCAATCTGAGCGAGCTGTACCCCAGACAGATCAGCAGGAGGCATCAATGGCAAGGCCGCAGGAGTAAGTGCTCCAGAGGTAAATGCCTCCCCAGCGCCAAACGCATGAGGGGCAGCTGCAAGTGCAGATTCCTCTGCGGCTATGGATGCAAGTGCAGACGGATCAGCCCCTGCTGCAAAAGCAGCATCACTTGGAAAAAATCCGCTGCCCATTGCAAACAGTGTAAGGGGGGCAGCCGGACTCTCCATGATCGGATCGGCAACTGCAGTGGCCTTATCAAAGATGCCACCTAAAAGGCCAGATACACCTTCAAAGAAGTCATTAATAATACTCATGCCTGCCAAGGCCTCCGCGCTAGAAGGATATAGTGGCCAGTGCTAGTAACAACGCCAGACCACTGCCACCCTAACTTCCTAATCATCATCCTAACGAGCCCCCTCTTCTTCACAGGAGCAATCAGCCAAGGATGATCTATGATGGACCAAACATCTCTCATGAACCTGCGGCATATCGGGAGTAGGCTCGATCCAACCCCTATACTGAACATATGCACCGTGGGACACTCAGGCTCTGTAGATACAGTAAACACAACTCCAGAAATCTCCAGCACCAAATCCTGCCCAGACTCAATCCTACCAAGGATGTACTCCGACAGCAAATCAATCGGGACGCCTGTGCCGTCGTCGTCCAGCCGGGACAAGATGATGTCAATTGGGGTCATAGGATGCGGTATATCCCAGATAGATATATATCTCTGGAGGCTGTATCTGTAGACGACCATACAACCGATATACGGTCGTTTGTAGCGTCAGCTTGGCACATGACAGGGTAGACTGCAGATGCCCCACTACCAGCACACTGCTCCTGCGCTGTGAAATTAGATGGTATTGGCAATGATACACCCAACTCCCTTGAACCTGTTCCTGTAGGAGTGACAGTAACCTTGCAGGAGAAAGCAACCTGCCCTCCAACTCGCAGGTACTGGGACTGATATGCAGTTGACGAGGATATATTCGTCACATTTGTCAAGGTAGGAGTCCACACTCCCGCATCTGCGACCGATAGGATACTATATTTAGCAAGATCAAGGTGGAAGAACTGGTTAGGCCCGCCGCCTTGCAGGCCTCCAGTGGAGTTGTGCTGGATTGTGCCAGAGCCCCCACCAGACGTACTGAGGACCTGTGCAACATCTAAGAACCACTTCAGCCAAACCGGATTAAACTTCGGCTTCCCTGACCTCGGATCAGTGAGGACTACCTCAGCCCAAGTTGGTGGTGCTTGGAATGTTGGCACTATGTAGTCCCCACTGACATATGAAGATCAATCGCCTGCAACCGTGGCATCCTCACTACTGCCGACCTATGCCTCAGATGATAGGCCCGCCTATAGAAGCTACCACAGTCCACCAGATACGGCCTCCTCTGTCCGAGATCAACCTTCCTCCATGTTGACCATTTGTCTGCTGCATAGTCCGAGTCGTTGAATCGGATCAACATCTCACTTCCCGGCTGCTGATCGCAGACAACCTCCAATCTGGACACCATCTTGCTGTATCTAACACCTCCATCGAAGTTAGGTGTTACGACATCAACAATTATATCCTCTCCCGCATCGCTAGCATAGGACGAGCTTACCCGATACAGTCGCCCATCCGACTCATGCTGGACTAGGGTGGCCCCTGAAGACGTGTAGCAGCTTGCAACAAACGGCAAGTATGTCTCAGATGCCCCATATGTCCATTGCGACCACAGGTTCTCGTCTAAGTCGTAGGCCAAGGTCAGATTGGAATTCTTGAAGGTGATTATGTAGAACCGATGGCCTTCTATCTTCAGTGCCCAAGAGTATACAACCGAGGTATCTGCCCCACCCAACAACCTCTCGACTGCCTCATTCGAGATAACCTGCAACTTCAGGTTGTCTAGCAGGACAACCTCCAGTGAACCATTCCTAGTGCGACTGAGCCAAACCAAGATACCATCTATATCCTGCACACTGTCAGGGGACGCACAGCCGTAGTTCATCTTTGCTCCCTCAACTCTACCGAGCGGAGACCCGGTGGAGTTGCCAGCATCATAGAACACCTCGGTTGTCCACTCCTTCATCAGGATTACATAGACAAGCTGCTTTGCTAGGAACACACCTCCGTCTGGTTCGATCTGCGCGATGAGGGAGTTGAGGGGATCCCAGGATGTAGGATCATTTATACCAGACCCCTGTATCGCCGCTGCAGGGGTACTGACATAGGTTGTACCGTCGAGATAGGCCCACCCCTTGTTAAAGGTGGTTGGGAAGTCTACATCAGTTATTTGAACAAGCCCATTTGTAGTGTCGTAATTATATGCCTTGACGCCGTTGCCCAACTGCAGTTTTGGCGTACTTCCCATCGTCGAGCTGAACCGATATACCCCGTTTGTTGTATCTACAGACCCAGTGACCGGAGAACCGTTTCGGTAGAGGGTAGAGCCAAAGATGGCATAGGTATCACCCTTCCAGACATACAGGCCAAGACCAGCTGCTGCGCTGCCCGGAGGCTGGCTATCAACAGAGAATCCCGGCCTCTGGTACACCCACGCCTCACTCCTATCCCTCCTTGGAAACTCTACATAGCAGTTGACAAGGCGGGCATCAGTTGAGGGAACAAGCCCCCTGTTAGACGGCTCGAAGATCAGGGGGAGGCGGGTTGGTGTATCTTGGCCGTTCACTGGAATTCACTGGTATTCGTAATCTCTGGCGAGAATCGAACAGGGGCATCTTCTACATCCCAGTCTTCAAGAATCCTGCGATAGTATAGTGCCCGCTCCTGACACCTTGCCATAATGGCAGCAGGCTGCCCTGTGCAGATGTCATCAGCCAATCCCCACCTTAAGGCCATTCTCCATTCCTCTGGGAAGTTCATGGTCTCTGTCAGATTCGTCGGGTTTGTTGCTTGCACCCGCAGGACAAGATGGACTGATCCAGAGGATGCCTCAGAGGAGGAGGGAGTTTGCCAGAAGGTTACATAGAGGAGGGATTGGCGTTTGTCAACGAAGTACTGGGTGATAGTGCCTTGATTGCCAACCTGCCCTAGCCGAACCCAATCTGACCAAGCCAACGGAAGAAGGGGACGCCTGACGTTGTTAGAGGAGTAGAGATAGTAGGCATCAACCACCTGCAATGGCTTGTCCATGTTGACTGAGCCGGACGGGCCAAGAGTATAGGTAGCCTGCCCTGCAACCAACGGCACAGTAATGTCTTGAGTCAGCCACAGCTTGATGCCTTGGGTCTGCCAGGTGTTGACCAAATCCCGAAGCCGCCGCATGTACTTAGCATACTGCTCCGGAGTTGGGTACTGCCCGTCTGGCAGGAGGCCAGCATCCTGCATGGCATCATAGATGATACCATGCGGTGTGTTGATCGCAGGGGTTGTCATAGACGGATCACATTTTTATAGCCAAGCCAGCTGAGGATTGCCAAGGCTGCAAGTCCAAGGATATACAAGAATGATCGGATTGTCACCTTCCCGATCTCAGCTTGAATCTTGGTCAGGACAATATCAGCAGCCCTCTGGGCAATCTGCTCCATCTGCTCTGGCGGGATTTGGTCGCTCATATAGGTTATCACACAGATAGGCCAAGGCTAGGATTGTCAGGATCGAAGACCGTTAGTCGAATCTCTTTGCTAACCTGTGCCATGCCACTAGCCCCTTTAAGTATAATTGCAACAGACTTAGCCCCTCTAGCAAATGCTTCATTTGGAACATCTAGACGGTAGACCCCAGGTGCATTAGTGGCATCTACCTCTATAAACCCACCTGATGTCCAAGCTGCACCTGGGGATGCAAGAGGGGCTAATGTAATCTGAACTGCCGATGATCCTGCACGTATGTAGTAGGCAGTAAGACCAGCAGTATTGTATACAAGTCCGGTCTTTCTCCCCCCAGTAGTAGAGGTAGAATCAAGGACCTCAAAGAGGAGGGAGATCTTAGTGGAGTCTACCTTTATCTCCACTAGACAAACCCTCCGCGCATGCCGGGATGGACGAGCAGGCCGCCTCCGCCGCCCACCCCGTCATCGAGCTGGCGCACGACCATCCCGATCCCGTAGAGCGTCAGAGCAGGAGACTCG